TACCTACGGGTCTATTATATCTGTGACAAAATTAGATGTCAAGGAAATTTTTTATGATATGCAAGTGGCAGAAACACATAATTATGTGACAGTTGATGGTGGAATACATCATAATTCAGGCAAATCCGTAATGTGCTGTATGGAAATATTTAATAAAGCCATTACTGCTACCCCCTGTAAAGACGGGATTAGACGTTCCCGTTGGCTTGTTGTCAGAAATACGACACCACAGTTAGAAACAACAACCATTAAAACTTGGCTTGCTTGGTTTCCTGAACACGTCTTTGGTAAGATAAATATGAAACCCCCTATCAATCATCAGATAAAGTTTAATGATGTCGAGCTGGAAGTCATATTTTTAGCCCTCGACAGACCCGAAGATGTGAAAAAATTACTCTCTTTAGAGTGTACCGGTATATGGTTTAACGAAGCAAGAGAGATTCTAAAGGAAATTATCGATGCCGGTACAATGCGTGTCGGCAGATACCCCTCTAAAAAAGATAAACCCGACGACCTTCCACCAGATAAATTCCCCTCTTGGTACGGCGTTATTATGGATACAAACCCTCCTGACGACTCCCATTGGTGGTATAAATGTGCCGAAGAAGACGAATGGACCCGAAATGAGTTCGGAACACTCGTTCCTAAAGAACAATTCCCCGAAAATATGCGTTGGGAGTTCTGGCAACAACCCTCAGGACTCTCCCCGGAAGCAGAAAATATAGAAAATTTACCAAAAGGTTACTACGAACGTATATCTTCCGGTAAAGATAAGGAATGGGTTAACGTTTATGTACACGGACACTACGGTTTTATACAAGATGGACAACCTGTATATGTTCACGAATGGAATGATAACTTGCACGTCAAAGATCATATAGATTTAAACCCATATATTCCTGTATATATTGGCTTAGACTTCGGTTTAACACCTTGTGCCGTGTTTGGACAAAGGGATAAAAACCTGTCTTGGAACGTTTTAAAGGAACTTATTACCGATGATATGTCCGTCAGACAGTTTGCAAAGCTGCTCAGAACCACAATTAGAGAGTTTTGCCCGAAGAATGACGTATATATTTATGGCGACCCGTCAGGTGCGTTCAGAAAAGACAGTGATGCGGACACGAGTTATCAAATTTTAAGGTCTGAGGGGTTGTTTGCAAGGCCTGCACCGACAAATAACATTACACCACGTCTGGAAGCTGTCAGAGAACCTTTAAAAAGATTAGTTGCCGGCAAACCTGCCTTTAATTTAGATAAGTGTTGTAACGTTTTAAGAAAAGGTTTTAACGGTGGATATAAATATAAGACAGTATCTTATTCCGGAGAAACAAGATTGGCGTTAGAACCTGACAAGAATCAATACTCACACCCGCACGATGCTTTGCAATATATGATGATGGGTGGCGGAGAGTATAAAGTTGTGCGAGGACAAAACAGAAATCACACAAAAACATATCAAATGGACACGAAATGGAGTGTTTTTTAATGGAAAAGTACTATTGTTTCTGCAGTAGCAGGCGTTTTTGGTTAAGAATGTTCAAAAAAGGATACCAACATTGCTTTGTTGCACTCAAATATGGGGATGTTTTTGTGGTTTTAGAGGATTCTTTTGATGGTTTTTACCCAAATTTGATGAGAAAAGAGGATTTTTTTCGCTTTACAAACCTAAATAACTGCTCTATACTCGTATCTGAAGGTAATAATCCTTCAAGGAAACGGTTCGGTATTTGGTATTGGGCCCCAACTTGTGTCAATTTTGTAAAATCTGTTGGCAATTTGAGGACAAAAGCACAAACACCATACCAATTATATAAATATATATTGAAAAACGGAGGAAAAAGATGGGTGGATACACAAGACAAATTACAGGACAGCAAGCCCTTAAGAAATCAGAAAAGGCGGCAGCGGTCCAACAAGCGGAATTAGAGAAAGAACAAACAGCAGCTCAGAAAGAAGCTGAAGAATTAGCTCAAGAACAATCAAGAAGGTTCAGAACAAAGCAAAGACGAGGCATTCGTTCTTTAGTTGAAACATCTGAAACCGGAACTTTGGGCTAGGAGGACAAGATGGGATTTTTAAAGAAGATAGCTAAGGTCGCCAGTCTTGCTGCTGCTCCTATGACAATGGGTGCATCATTAATTCCTTATGGGAAAATGGAAGAACACGATAAAAAACACGCAGAATCAGTAAGACAACGTAGTCTTTTTGCTGCCGCAGCTCAACAAGAGGCGGATGAACTCGAACAACGTCGGCTTGCTAAGGAAGCAGATATTACATCAAGAAAGAAAAAGACATCCGGTCTTGCTTCTTTGATCGGTGGTTTCGGTGAAATGCTTGGTTAGGAGGAATTATGAACGCTGAAGATATTTTAAAGAGCTTTAAAAAGAGTGTTTCATACAGACAGAACTGGGAAAACCTATATTCTTCTGCTTATGAACAATTTATGCCTCAACGGTCTAAGAATTTTAAGGATTCTATGACAGACGGACAGAACAATGACGGTGCTGATACTGTGTTTGACTCTGCACCGCTTGATTCTTTGAACAAATTTGTGTCAAAATTACAAACAAGTCTTGTTCCTGCACAGAAAAATTGGTTGAGATTAAAGGTTGGAACATCCTTAAAAGACCAAGCTGATAAATTACAGCCTGTTTTGGATGATATTACAGCTGTTTTTTTCTCGGCAATCCGTAATTCTAATTTTGATGTAGAGGCCGCTGAGTCTTTTTATGACCTAGCAGTAGGTACAGCCTGTTTGATGATGCAGGAAGGTGATGTTTTAACACCGTTCAAGTTTAAAACAGTGCCTTTGTCTGAACTATATTTGGAAAAAGTCGGTAACGGACAGTACAATACAGTGTTCAGAAAACACAAAATCATTCCTATGTATGCTCAAAAGGTATGGAGTGACGCTAAAGTTGACTCTGATATGTTGACACACGACAAAGAAGAGGACTTTATTGAAGCTGTTATGCAAGAAAAAGGTATTTGGAAATACTATGTTGTGTACCAGAAAGAGAAAAAGATTATTGTTGACCGTACTTTGAGGTACAATCCGTTCATTGTGTTCCGTTGGTCGGTGATGCCGGGTGAAGTTTATGGTCGTGGGCCTGTGTTGTTTGCACTTCCGGATGCTAAATCCTTAAACAAGACCAAAGAACTCATCTTAAAGAACGCTTCTTTGGCTGTTTCCGGTGCTTGGACAATGGAAGATGACGGTGCCATCAATCCAGAAAATGTTAAAATTGCCCCCGGTGCTATTATTCCTGTGACATCGAATGGCGGTTCATCCCGTTCTGCAACACTTCAACCCTTATTGACAGGTGCAAACTTCAATGTTGGGGATATGGTTATTAGCGATTTACGTCAATCCATATACAACATTATGTTTGCTAACCCGTTAGGGCCTGTTGATGAGCCTGTAAAGACGGCCACCGAGATTGAATATCGTCAAAAGCAGTATGCAGATGAGATTGGTGCGCCATTTGGGCGGTTAGAAAGTGAGTTTATTCGTCCTGTGATTCAAACGGGATTGATGATCTTGGACAGTTTAGGCAAGATTGACATTAAAGACTTCCGTTTGAATGAGGAACAGATAGCTGTTGACTATGCCTCACCGTTGTCTATCACACAGAATACTGAAGATGTGAACAAGCTCATCAAGTTTATGGAAGTATTGAATGGTGTATTTGGTCCTCAAGTGGCGGCAATGATTATGAACATTGATGTTATTCCGGCTTTGGCGACAAAGATGGGTATTGATTTGAATAATATTCGTCCTGCAGAGGAGATTAGTCAATTAAAGGCACAATTAGAAGGTGCTGTAGGACAACAATTGAGTGGAATGAGCAATGATATCGTTCAATAAAGACCAACAAACGAAGATAAGAACACTATTTAAGTCTAAAGCAGGGAAATCCCTGCTTGATGACTTTAAAAAAATAATTGTCGCAACAGACAATTATCCTGCCAATGCAACTGACGGTGTGTTATTTGCGATATTGACAGGTCGTAAAGAGGGCGAACTCTCTGTATTAAAACAAATAATAAAAATTGGAGAAACTAATGACTGAAAACACAGAAACTATAACCGAGTTATCGGCAGTTGATGCGACTGAAACAGTCGAAGATACCGCTGATAAGGCTGAACAACCCGTAATTGATGATGGGCTCAACGAGTTCAGACACGAAAACGGTAAAATCTTCGGTAAATTTAATGATGCAAGAAGCGGTTTAATTGCTTATCGTGAGTTGCAGAAAGAATTTACTAAGGCTAAGCAGGAAAATAAGCCTGCTCCTGAAAAATATGAGTTCACTTTGGATGATGACATCAAAGAGAAATTCTCTATTGATGAGAATTCAAAAGACTATCAAACGTTTGTACCTTTAATGAAAGAATTAAATCTTTCTCAAGAAAAAGCCAACAAACTCATCAACGAATATGCTCGGATGAAGATTGCCGAGGAAGAAAGTGTTGACTTTGAGGAAGAAATGAACAAGGTTGGCGGTATCAATGGCCCGCTTGTTCAAGGTATTGTCACCTTTGCAAGAAAGAATTTAGACCAAGATGGTGTAGATTGGCTTTCAAGTAAGGTAAAAACAGCCGAGGATGCACAATATTTAGACACTCTTATCAAGAAAGCTCGTGGTGCGAATGTGTCTATTCCGGAAACAACCGTAGAAAGTACATCTGATATCGAGATGAGTTCTAAAGATTATATGGATGAAGCATTCAAATATCAGCAAGAACACGCAAAGACTATCGGATATACTCCTGAACAACAACAACATTATATGCGACTAATGCAATTAGCTGCACAAAAAAAATAAAAATAATTGTTGACATTGATAAAAGGTTGTAATATACTAGTCGTAATGATTGGTAAATTTACAACTTTTTATCTTTCAGGTTAAAATGGTTTTATATTGTTAGTTTTTCCAACTCAAAAAACAAGCAACTCGAACCTACAGCGAGAATAAATAAAGATGTGGTTTACGGCTGAAGACATATGGAGACGGTCAATGAAGCGTTGGTAAGCGTGGATTGAAACAAAGCTGCTTCAAAAGCATTAGGCGTAAGGTAGAAGTACCGGGGCATACGAAAAGTGCATTTGATATTAAGCCGTTGTAAAAAATGTTACCAAATAAGTTGTAGTTCTTGGTGCTTAGAGGTGGCTTTTAAGTACGTCTCCACCTTTGTCTAAAAAAAATGTTGACAAGTAAAAAAAATTATCTTAACATTAAATTATCAAGTTATAAGGATAAGCGTTAGCCCCTTGATAATACGATTGCTTTAAGGCTTAAAGAAAGCCCAGAACAGCCCCCTGAAAGGATAACTGGTCGCGAGAGTGTCCCGTTATTGTTTCGGGGCGTATTATTATTTATATATGAAAGGTAAAACTAAAATGGCAACTCAATTGTCGAATAACCTGATTACGATTTTTGACTCCGAAGTCAAACATATCTATCAGTCAGAAGGTTTTACGTTGGATGGTACAGTTCGTAAAAAAACTGGTAACGCTAAAACCTTTAAATTCCCTGTTTATGGTACATTACGTGCTGAAGAACATATTCCGGGTCAAGATGCTTTGATCCAGAACGCTACACAACGTCAAGCAACCGTGATTGCAAATGACCGTCGTGTTGTCTCTGCTACGGATAAGTTCGAAAACTTGCAAGTCAACTATGATGACCGTCAAGAAGCTGCTCGTGCTCAAGCTATGGCTATGGGACGTGACAGCGACCAGATGATTATCGATGCTTTGGCCTCTTCCACAACAACGAATGCTGTGACAGAAGCTGGCACTGCCGGTTTGACTCTTGCTAAGTTGAAATCAGCTGTAGCACTTTTGGAAAAGAATGAAATTGACTTAGGCCAATGCACATTCTTGGGAACTTACAAACAAAAACAACAGCTGTTGGATGAAACAAAAGCCACTTCTTCTGACTATGTTTCTTTCCGTCCGTTGCAAGAAGGTAACTTCGATGGCTTCTTGGGAATTGGTAAGTTTATCTGGATTGGTGAACGTGCTGAAGGCGGTTTGCCGATTTCTACGAGCAAGCGTAAAAACTTCTTGTGGCATCACGATGCGGTCGGTTTGGGCGAAGTCTTGAATGTTCAGACTCGTACAGACTGGGATGCGAAAATGGGTGCTGACTTGGTTCAATCGTACTACTCTGCTGGTGCTGGGGAAATTGACCCGACTGGTATTGTGTACATCGAATGCTATGAATCGTAAGGAGGTACATTATGGCTTTTTCAAAATCCAATTTAACGATTGTGAAAGATAACTTTGCGGGTAAATCTAAAGTTTGGAACTATGCTGGTAAAGATGATTACACAGCTTCCAACTATTTTGACCCCGTTATCGATACATTGGCTGTTGGGGATGTTGTCCTCGCTACCAATGCGACGAGTGGTTCAGAAACAGTTGACGTTGGTATTGTGACTTCCACAACTACTCACGTTTCTGTTGGATTTACGAGCGCTACTGCTTCGTAAGTTATAACTATTGCGTGGGGTTTTAGGTCCCCTCCTTTCCCCACGCTTTATAGATAGGAGAATGATATGGCAATAACTGCGATTGATATTTGTTCTAAAGCTTTATTACTGGTCGGGGCTAATGCTATACAGTCCTTTGATGACGGCAGTCGGGAATCCGATGTTTGTTCTTCTATCTATGAACTTATTAAGGATACTCTACTTACAAACAGATTGTGGTCTTTTAGTTTAAGACAACAAAACTTAGCCAGATTAAATGAAACACCCTTGCGTGATTGGAAGTATGTTTATAATCTTCCAACATCTATCCTACGGGTGAAAAAGGTTAGCCAATCCAAGACATTTGATATTATTGGCAATAAACTCTATTCTAATTCGCCTTCTGTTTCGATTGATTGTCAAGTGACAGTTGATGTGGATCAAATGCCGGCATATTTCCAAACGGCTTTGATTTCAGAATTGGCCTCTAAATTATCAGTATCATTATTAGGCGATTCTAATAAGTATCAATTGTTTTCACAGTTGGCGCAGAGAGATTTGATAAATGCACGGCTTGCTGATTCACAAAGCAAACCAAACATAGCTTTTGGAGAAGATTCTTATTGGATTACTATTGCGAGGGCATAGATGGCTTTGAAAGTAATACAAACAACGATGAGTGCAGGGGAAGTATCAGAGAGTGCAGCCTCACGAATCGACTTGGAATTGTTTAATAAAGCATTAAAACTTGCTAAGAATGTTTATATCAACTGGACAGGTAACGTTGTAAAACGTGAAGGAAGCCAGATGATAGCTCAAGATGACAATGTCCTACGGATTGAAGGCTTTATGTTCAATGGTGAACAGAAATACTTATTGGCCTTTAAGCTAACAGGCATTGATATTTATTATGATGGTGAGAAAATCGCCACCGTAGCACAAGTATTCACAGCCACGCAAATAAAAGAATTCAGATGTACACAATCCGGTGATGTGTTCCTTATCTTCCATAAAGACTTTATGCCTATGAAGCTCGTCAGAACAGCCCATACAACGTGGACAATTTCTGCCTTAAGTTTTACAAACATCCCTTATTATGCGTTTGGGAACATTACGACATCTGCGCCAAATGCAACATTGGATTATTCCTCATCAAGAGGTAACACAAAAATAACCTTTGGTTCATCTGTTGCTGATAATACTTGGGTAGGGCAAAAGATTTATTTAGATAAAGGTGGTGCTTTAGAGATATATAAATACACCTCTGGTACTGTTGTCTGGGGAAAATGGCAAGTAGAACCACCTGATTCTAACACAGTTGCCGCCTATGAATGGGAGCTTGATACCGGATATGAGCCTGTCATAAGTGTAACACGTGGATATCCCTCCTGCGGATGTTTCGGTAAATCTCGCCTGTTTATGGGTGGCATCAAAGATATTCCTCAACTTATCCTTGGTTCTAACGTGGAAGATTATTTTAACTTCGACACAGGAACAGGTTTGGCTGATGAGGGCATTATGTATGTCTTAGATACATTCAGTCCGATTCACTCAATGAAGTTTAATCAGACATTGTTAGTATTTACTAAAGATACAGAACATTTTTTGAACTATACAACGTCCGGTGTGATTACGCCTGAAACATTTAATATGTCTTTGTCGTCTAAACACGGCTCTACAACAGACCCGATTGACCTAGATGGTGTAACTATCTTTGCAGAAAAGAGCGGTTGTGTGCTTCGTTCCTTTATTTATGATGATAATATGAGGAACTATAACGCTGAGAATGTATCCGTTCTCGCCCCACACTTGATTAAAAAGGTCAAGAAGATGGCAACACGTCAAAGCTATGATAAAAATCCGAACAATCTTGCCTATATTTTAAACAATGATGGTACAATTACACTGTTTAACTTGCTGAGAGAACAAAACCTAAGAGCTTTCTCTCGGTGCGAAACACAAGGTTCGTATGCTGATTTATGTAGTGTCGGTGATAATGTCTATTGCTTGTGTGACAGAAATATAAATGGAGTGACAAAACGGTTCATTGAACGATTCGACACGGACTATCAGCTCGATTGTGCTATACAGAAAACATCTGCCGATAATGAAACAGAATGGACTGGATTCTCTGTATTTAATGGTATGGATATGGATGTCATCGGTGATGATGTGTTCTACTCTGGTCAATATCCGGTAGAAGATGGTGATATGACGGGTGTGTCCGGCTTGGAAGGTGTACAACCGGATGTTCTTGGCGATGGTGACGGATTCAAAAAGATTGAGGTTGGGTTTGGGTTCTTGCCTGAAATCACAACAGTTGGCCTTGAATATGAGAGTGAAGCCGGTATTTCGTTTGGCAAAACAAAGAGATTGGTCTACTTTAATGCTAAAGTGATAGATACTTTAGGAATAAATATCACTTATAATGGCAATAAGTATAAAATAAACTATATTGAGTTTGGCCCTGATACACTGAATAATGAATTAAATCTTGAAACAGGATTTAAAAAGGTGTATGCTGGAGGCTATGGAGATATATTGGAAATAACAGTGGCACAAGATTTTCCGACAAAGTTTAACTTGGCGGGTTTTGAGGTAGGAGTTGAATAATGGGTGATCCTGTAGGAATGTCTTTAGAAACAAGCGCAGCAATGTTAGGCGGTCGCCAACAGAGAAACGCTTATAGAATGGAAGCAACACAACTCGAAACCGAGAAGAAAGCGATTGAGACAAATGCTGCTCTCTCTCAGGCAGAACGTATGAGAAAACTTAAAACAACATTAGCGGCTCAGAATGCCCTGTATGCGATGGCGGGACAAACAGCGGGTGTTGGTTCTGCAAGTGCTATTCAAGCGGCCAGTATGTCGGATGCTAACAGAGAACAACGGATTGAAAACTTGCAGACAAAGTTGGCTAAATCGGCTTATGACTATAACATTATGTCTGCTAAGCAAGCAGGAAAGCAGGCTATGAATACAGCTATGTTAAACTTTGCTGTTGATTTTGGTTCGAGAGTCCATTCGACCGGTATGAAGTTCTTATCGAATATGATGAAGAAGAAGTTCACCGGTGGTATGGGTGGTAGTGGCGGTATAGGTGGAGGTAGCTAATGGCAGAGATTCCTCGTTTTTATGCTCAAGTTCAACAAGTATCTGTTCCTCGGATGAGGGATTATGGATATGAACAAAATGTATCTATCTACAAGACACTAAAAGCGGCCGGCGAACGTATCGATAATACTTTCTTCGAGATGATTGCTGAGGGAAGATTAGGTCAGCCGAGCCAAACAGAGAATCCTGCATATAAACAATCTGTAGAGGCCTATGAACGTGCTAAATCTAACCAAGCCTCAAAGCAGGAGATTGAACAAGCAAGGACAAAGATGGAACAAACACCGGCAACTATTTTTAGATGGGGGTATTAAATGGCTGAAACTTCTACGTTTGCAGAAAAATATCTTTCAAAAAGCGAACAACCTAAAAATATGTCGCTTATCGATCAACAGATGACTTTGATTCCGACAAAAGAATTAGAGGAAGATTTCTCTCGTCAATTCTATGCAGAGAGAATGAAAACAATTATGGAGAACGATAAACTCTATAATGATCCAATAGAATTTTCTGTAAAGACAAATGCTGACCTACAAGGTGCTATGTCAACAATTCCTGAAGAATATAGGAAAACCGTTTCTTCTGTGCCTCAAATAACGATTGATTCATTGGTTGAGGATAAGGTTGAAAAAGCAACAGCTGCTCAGATAAATCAAGCAACGAATCGTAATACAATATCTGTTTATGAAGCAAGGGATGCCGCGATTGAGGCCAACAAGAGAGATATGCCTCCCGTTGTACAGGCTTCGTACAGCTCTATTTTCTTGGAAGCTCTTGCAAGCGAAAGAGAAAAAGGAAAGATGTCTGCAGAATTCGAAAGAAGTATGCAGCTTCAATATGCTCAGGATGTCACGATAAATACGCTTAGTAGGAATTTAACATCGAATGATTTGAATGAACAGCAAAAACTTGAGCTTATCAGATCTTTTATGCTTGGCAAGACAGGCAATGTTGCTATTGACTCATATACGAACGCAACAGAACGTGCCGAATTCGTTGCAAAGGCCCTATCATCAGTACAAAGATACGATAATTATAGAGAATCTGCCGAAAAGAGGGATTTAAAGGTTAAATCGGATCTATTTGATCAGGCTTTTGATTTAGCTGTCGAGCAAATAGTGATGGGAGAAATGCCGACTCCTGAAGCGATAGAATCTATCCAACGAGATTTGATGAGATATGCTGTAACTCCTGAACAGAACCAAAAGGTAAGTGAATTATATGATTATGCTATGCCTAAATCAACAACACCTATGGTTATTGGGCGTTTAGAAGAAGCTAAAACAGATGGTACGTTTGATAAACGTATGGTAATGGATTATATTGAAGAACGATTACTTGTTGGCGAAGAAGCAAAAAAATATCTTAGAGAGGCAGAAGATCCTTTAACAGCTAACTTAAACTCTGCTGTTGCTAAGATGGAAGTTGATGCTGCAAAAGTGAACTTTGCCGATAATCCGGCAAAATTCCAAACTTGGTATAGAAAGTTCTCTGCAAAGTTATCAGACAGAGCCTTGTCTGGTGAAGAAATTAGTGATATGGCTCAAAAGGCATACAGCAATATAGGAAATGTTGAAGAATTGCCGACACAACAGGTTGAAAGAGCCATACAATTTACAGACACCTATGGAATTTCTCCTGAAAAACTAAACAGTATTACACAGACAGCTCTTATTGATACAGCGAAACAATTCAATGTTACCGCGCCAAAGGAGCTTGACAGTAATGGTAAAGACCAACTCTTGATAAATATACGTAGAGGATATCGTAAATATATCAACGAACAAAAAGATTTAGGCAAGCAAGTTTATATTGTAAATGCAAATGGTGAAACCGATTCGGATGAAAACAATATAATTGATACTTGGTATCTTGAAGCAAAGAAACAGATAGGGTGGTAATATGGAAGATGATATTTTGACAGAAACTGACTCGATGGAAGAAGCTAGGGCAGAACTCGAAAGACGTTTTAATGACCCTAATTTTTTACAATCTTCAGGATTTGGAAGAGTTGAAGTACGATTCCCTACACAAGAAGATAATGAAGCCGATTGGTTCACTCCAGAAGAATGGCAGGACACAACCTTTGATGATTATACAGACGTGAGTGAGGAAGATTATAACGAATGGAATAATCAGTATGAAGAAATAATTGATAATCACGAAAATCGTGCTGCTCTTGAACGTGAATACGGTGAACAATTGCCCGATACAGAGTGGGAAACACAGAGCCGATTTGCACCGGATGATGGTGGGCTGGCAAACAAAACGATTGATGAGGCAGCAAATATCAAAGAAGCTTCTCCAAATGAAATCTCGACGATGAAAGAAATCTATGACGGGTTCAAATATGGCTGCTACGAAGCATTACGTTCTCTACAAGAAATAGGTTCTTGGGGAGGTTGGAAAGTTGCTGAGCTTGTGACAGGAGAAGATATTGAGTTTGATCCGATGAAAGATACTGAAGGTGTTGGATTTAATCAAGGTGAATCTCCAGAACCTCAAATAACAGCAGGCTCTATTGTAAAGGCTGGAACACAAGGTGCTGTAGGCCTTGCTCTTGGTGGAGGAATTACAAAAGCAGCAGGTGCGGCTGTTAAGGGCATTCCTATGATTGGTAAAGCATTATCTGTTCTTGGGAAAAATCCTTGGGGAAAACGTCTTGTCACAACTGTTGTTGATAGTGCAAAAGGTTTTGTGGCTGACACAATCTCTTTCAATACAAATGAAGGTAACTTTATGGAGATGTTGAAGGCTTTTGATTTGCCTTCTGTAGAGAGTATCGCAAAAGGCGAAGATGACGAATTTTGGACAAAGAAAGTAAAAAATGGTGTTGACGGAATCTTAGCTGGTGCTATAATAGGATTTATAGGAGGAACAGCAAAATTGATCTGGAGAACACTACCGATTGAGGCAAAAATGGCTGGAACGGCTGCTGTTGGAACAAGTTATGGTATCGGAAAAATAGAAGAACAACAAGAGGAAGGACAACAATAATGGCAAAGAAGAAAATTGTGCAAACTCTTTTGAAGGAAGTTCTTCCTGAGATTACAGAAAAAACAATAAAAAAACTCCCGACAACAGTTGATGATATTGCTAAAGTTATTCCGGAAGAAGCTGTAGGTGAATCTGTCGAACGCCTTGGCTCTCGATTGACAAAGGAAGAAATCGCCACCGCTAAGAAGGCATATAAGACAGTAACACAAGAACAGGCGATAGAAGCGGCTAAAACAAGTCTTTCCTTTTCCGAAAAAGGATTAAAGAAACAAGAAAGACAATTCACCAATCTTCAACGTAGTCTTGGCAACGCCACTGATGCTCTCGAACGTGGAGATATGACAGAAGAACAATTCAGAAAATTCGTTTTGTCTAAGAAGACTCCAACCGAAATATATGAAGAAGGCAAGGTTTTCGCTTCTGGCCCTGCTCAAGTTTTAAGAGAAAGACAAAACAATCCTGTTCTGAGTCTGCTGTCAAAAAATAAAGAAGTTGATGAAAAACTTGCTGCTTTGTCTGTAAATGATCCAAAAGCATATACCGATATTGTTTCGAAGGGTGATTTATTCGATAAAGAATATATGGATTTGCTAAAAAGATACGATATTATTCCAAAAGAAACAGTTGTTTTATCGAGAGAAGAAGTTGAAAGAATTGGTAAAGCAAATCCTGACTGGCTAGCGGCCTATGCTAAGAACATTGACAATCCTGCTTGGCAGAAAGCCGATGCCTATATTAGAAGAAAGGCACAAAGAGCCGGGGTATTTAATAAACTGTATTATGGAACATCACACGTTGCTAAGAATATAGCTTTATTGGTGAACTTTAAGAATAGAGCTTGGGATCTGGGTGCTAACTTCTTGCGTCACGGTTTGTCGGTGGCAGATATTACTGCCGCTACATATCTTTCGGGTCCTGCAAGACGAGCCATCGCTAAGGTGTGGCCGACAAAGAAGATTCGCGCGGCTCTTTCTATGCCGGATAGCTATTATTCTGGCGAAGCTGCAAAAAATCTAATCGGTGTTACAACTACTATTTTTGATAGTGTCAAACAAACAGCCGCCAATATCAAGAGCTTTGTAAAAAACAAGAATACAGATGGCTATGTTCTAACCCCCATTGGCAAACATAATATGAAAATCAATTATGGCTATGGGTATGAACGCGATATAGATGCCTACAAAAACATTCTTCCGGATGATATGTTGTCTATTAGAGAATTCTTGTCAACTGATTTGACAAAAACACAGAAAGCTGCAAGAGGTGCAAAGTTTGCTGTAGCAGAATCCGGTTATTATGGCGCTAAAGCTCCTGACACATTCGCATCTGGTTCTTTTAGAGGTGGTTATATCCTCTCTGATTCTTGGGCCAAGGCAAATGAACTTGTTGGGAAGCTCTCAGATGATACTGTTGAAAAACTAGGCGGAAGAAAGAAAGCGGTAGATGACGTAATGAATACGTTTATTGCTCTTGATAATGGCCAACCTTTATCAAAATCTCAGCAAGAAACCGCAACTGCTTTGTTCGGTACAGGTAAAACAGGCGAAAAAAGAATGATGTCTGTTATGAAGAATATTTCAGAGACATCTAGTGAAGAAGCAGCAGAAGATGTATTCCGAGTAGGAGGAACACGGACTTTAGTCGGGAAAATAAGTACATCGTTAGATAGACAAATTAGTAAAATACCTGTTGTTGGTAAGATTTATGATGCTATGTTCCCGCTTGTCAGAACGACAATACGTATGGTTGATGATGCTGTGTCATATAACCCGTTCAGTGCTTTTGTCGGTGCTGTAAAGGAAATAAGACAAGCAAGTAAAGATATTGCAAGAGGTTATCAACCGAATATGCGTAAAGTTGATAAAGCTATTGCAAAAGTCGGCACGGGAGCCGCACTTTATGGGAGTGCATATTGGCTTGTTTCTAATAAATTTATTACCGGAAAACACAAACCAAACGAGAGAAAAGCTTTAATTGATATGGGGATTCCTGAAGATTCTATATTCGTTGGTGGAAACGCTTATTCATACAGAAGATTGGGAACTCTTGGAGAAGCTCTTAGTATAACAGCAAATATCTTGAACGATATTCGTGATATCAACGAAAATTATGAAGATCCATCTAATATATATGGAACATTTGATGCTTCTGTTGATATAATTGGTCTGTTTGCTGATACAATGGGTAATGTGCCCGTTGGAAATATGTTGACTTATGGTGTCGGTTATAGCAAGACATCTACACCTAAAGAAGGTATGGCAGACATTGCCGCAAAAATTATTGATTCTTGGGGTGGATTATTTAACAGACGGGCTATGGAAATTGGCGGAGTCGACTATTTAGTGCAATATCTTCGTGATAGTCAGAATAAATTAAATATTCTCAAAAGCAAGATGTTGCCTCGTCTTGATTGTTGGGGACATTATGTAAAGGATACGAGTGAAGTAAAACCAGACCCATTGTCTTTAGAGATGTGGTATGAAAATGCGGTTTGCACTGATGTTCCAAGAAACGTTACTAGAGATAATACGACAATACAGCTTGATGGAATGGAACGTTATTATTGGCAGAGAGCTTTGTCACACATACACGATAAAACGAATGACACCTATTTCGATGCTCACGACAGAATGAATGATTATGTCTTTGGCAAAGGTAAATACAAAGGTTCAGCCTATTCAGAACTTGGCTCTATTGCAAGAGATAGAGAAGGTAATGCAATCGATATGTACAAGAGGAAAGCATTAAAGAATATGCGTTCTGACCTTGTGAGCCAAGCTTTTGATACATTCTTAGAATATAAAGATAAATGGGATTACAAAGATGAGGAAGAAAAGAATATGATTATTTATGCTCGTAGAGTTTATGAGAGATTGATGAAGGCTAAAAAAGCACAAGAAGAAATTGAAATAAAGACTTTACCAGTAAATCCTCAAACATTTAAACCGACAATGTAATAATAGGAGAGAAGAATGACCGATACACATATTAAAATAAATCCAGTAATACCGAAAGTTCAGTACACAGGGAATGGTAGTACGACTATATTTCCGTATGAATTCGCCATCTTTGACGAATCAGAAATGATTGTCTATTTTGGTGATGAAGTACAAGAAACAGGATACACAGTATCTGGAGCAGGCCAGACAGCAGGTGGCAGTGTAACATTCGATACAGCTCCTGCGGAAGGTGTTATTGTTACTTTAATGCGTAACATTACGATTGAACGTGTAACGGACTTCCAAGAAGGTGGTACATTCCGTCCTAAAAACATCAATGACGAGTTGGACAGAATTACAGCCGTTGAACAACAGCTCGAAGAAGGGTTGCAACGGGCTTTAAAAGTTCATCCGACTTCTCCTATCGCAGATTTGACTTTGAGTGAGCCTGTTCCTAAAAGAGCTTTGAAGTGGAATGAGGATGGTACAGGAATTGAATCATCTGTATATGATCCAGATGAGGTGGCTACTGATGCGGCAGAAAGCGCGACAGCGGCGGCGGCAAGTGCGGCTTCAGCTCAATCAAATGCGACAGCTTTGAAATATTCCTACCTCAATTATCCATATTTCTTTCCGGGTGAATCTATTACCTATGTCGATGCAACAACCTTTAAGATTGCCGATGACTCTTTAATTACGGATTATAGCAAGTATTACAAGGCAAACAGACGTATTAAAGTTGTCACACCGACACAAGAATATTATGGAACGATTGGTTCAAGTTCCTATTCTTCGGGTGAAACAACTGTTCACGTTGCAATGGATGGTGGAGTAAACTTCCCATCAACAGCAACAATGGTCTATATTGGGTTCTCTACAGAGGATATGACATCTTTCCAAGGTCCTAACTTGCTTGGTATGGTTTTGCCTTGGACAGCTGACCCTGCTAATGTTCCTGCGGGATTTGGTTTGGCTGATGGTTCATACTTTGATAAAGATATATATCCTGCATTGGAAGCGTTGTATGACACAGGTACAACAGATCCTGATACAGGCAATAAGATTTACTTGCACGGTGGTGTAGAAGTTGATGGTGTATGGCAGCCGAAGAAACCTGATGTTCGTGGGTATTTCCCTCGTTTTCTCGATCCCAGATCACAGGATGCGGTTGACCCAAGTGCCCCTCGTACAGTGGGTTCTACACAGGGGCACGCTTTGCAAGGCCATAAACACGCTTTAGACTATAGTACACAGATTAGCGGTACATCTGGGGCTCAGTATACGGGTCTTGCTTCTGGTGGTTCTAATTCCTCTGGTGAGGCGACAGATTCGACCTATGGTACAGTGACAGTATCTACAGAAACACGCCCCGTCAACATCGCTTTACCGGGTTTGTTGGTGATGTATGGTGGTTATTCTTCTGCAACAGGATTGAGAGTCGAAGATTTGTTGACTTTGACAGAAGCAGCAGCACAGGATTACATTGATGAGATTGCAGAACCGATTCAAGAAGCTGTTTCTGACGCACAGGGCTATGCAAACGACGCCAGTGGTTATGCAGATGATGCTCAAGGTTATGCAAATGACGCTAGCGGATATGCGGATACAGCCAGCGGATATGTATCAGACGCACAGGGATATGCTAATGATGCATCCGGATATGCTGATGCGGCTGCTGCAAGTGCAACACAAGCTGAGGCAACTATGCCGACTGCCGGTACTTATACATTGATTTCATCAAGTTGGACAGGTGAAAACACCTATGCATTGACGGTGTCTGGATTGAAAACGACATCAACGGTGTTTGTATCGCCTGCACCTTCTTTGGATGGTTCTAATGAGGCTTTATATGCTTCGAGTGGGATTCGGGCTGTAACACAAGCAACAAATACATTGACGTTTGTTTGTACAGAAGTTCCGAGTTCTGATGTTTCTGTTGTTTTAGCGGTTTATTCATAAAGGAGATAAAGATGACAATTATCAATACGCAGATTTCTAGTGGTGGTGGACAAGGCGGTGGCGACAAGGTCACAGCATTGGTAGGTTCTAATGCTTCTGGTGTAAGCGTTGGAGATAAGGTTATCTTAAATTATCCTGCCGTGAATGAAAAGGGGTATTGCTCAGAGTATAGGTTTAATAATTTAGCCGGAGGTAGCCCGGTACAGTGGACAATATTCTTTGGTGAGTATATGATGTATGTTGATACATCAGGTCACCCTGTATTCTTTAAGCACGATACAATAAAAGATAAACTCATTTATATTAAAAGACTTACTGGTGTAACGCTTCCACTTATTGGTATTTCTGCTGCTTCTTTACAATCTGATGGTACGGGCGCGACAAGAATAACTTATAATGAAACGGCTAAAAGATTTGCTGTCTGCAAAGATGGTACACTTACTATTTACCAAGCAGAAATTGATGATTTGAGCGCGAATGTTTATCCTATTTGGTCTGCATCTACTCTGGTCGGTAATGGCGGTATTGCTCAAGATAGTGATACTTTCTGGTATATGACTACTACTAGTAACCTAGATAGTATTGTTGTAAAAGACTTTACTTACTCCAGCGGCACATTTGTAGAGGGCTCAGCTTATACTCATACTAACACCTGTCCTTCTTTTTATCCTTCAGGAGTTACTGGCCAGAGAGTTGGTTTCAGCCCAAACTTGAAATGGTTTGCATTATCTTATGGGGACACAATTGGTGCTACACTTGGCTTTTGTGGAATGGTTGTCGATAAGGAGAATAAACAAATAACCTATGGTTCATCAGCTTATACAGTTACAATGAACAATTATCTTCCTAGAAGTAGTGTATTTTCTTTGAATAATTCTGGAAATGGAGTAATTATTCAAATCTATAGTAGTAGTTTAAGAACGGCGTATTTTACCATAGATCAAACTGGCGCGATAGAAAATGTTGTTGTCCAGAACCAAATAAGTAATCAATACTTTCCAAATATATCCTATGCTTTTCAGGGCTACGGTATTATACATCAAACCGGCGATTGGGTAACTGGCCCAGTGTATCCTTTAAATATTACATCTTCTGGCTTTTCTAAAATAGACTATGCCGGTGGTTCTGGCGCCGGTCTTGCTAACATTATGATTGCTTCTTTGTCGAGCACCGGTATATTTACCTACCCCTATTCTTTGGGATCAAGCAGTTCTGTTCCCTATACTAATATTCTAACTCGCTGGAATAACGGCGCCCCCTCTGTTGGTGATACTTATTTAGAGCCAGCCTCTGAATTAACTAACCCATTTTATTTTGATGGTAACTATCTATATGCACAAGGTGGCATCTACGCTACAAATGGTGGTACAGGGCTAACAAGAATAGGCAATTCTACTAATACTCCTAGTTGGAGATGTCCTTCTATACCATTAGAAGATGGTTCTATGGCTTTTGGCTATGGGAATGGGGATTGTAATTATATCTATGTTAAGAATGGTGTTATCACAGGTAGTTTGGGTAGTTCACTTAATGTCTATTTAGTTGACCTCAGGCTAGATTCTTCAAGAACCGGTTGGGCAGCAACTTGTGCTACGACTTCTAATGTTTCTGGGCAAGGTATTGACTACATAGAGAATGGCTCTAGAAAATCATATAAAAATACTTCTCCAGGTGGTGGTTTCCTGGATAAAGACGGGAACGCCTATATGTATTATGCTTCCACAAACACGACTTCTCCGTTCCATATTTACTCTTGCACTTATAATGGGGGCAGCGGAGCCACCGGTATAGATACAACGGAGATATTTACATCTGCTGGTTTGTGGAACTTCTTGGGTGGCGCGTACCAATATGCAGCGGCCGTTTGTGACAGGATCGACAATATTCATTTCTGGTATAAATGTAACAACGCTATTGTAGGTTTTACCAAGTTTGACTTGACTAACTTATCAATAACTCCATTGACAACCCCTGCGGCTATCCAACAAGTATCCGGTACAGTTTACGCCGCTTGGTGGGATTTGGACAATAGATTATTTATTCGCACAAGCACAGGGTTGTTTGTTTTCGCCTACACAAATCACGACATCTCAACAATGCAACTTGTTAAGAAGTTTGAATGGACAACAGATTATTCCGGCCCCGCAACCTGCTCTAACGATTTAAAGAGCTATGCAGTGGGGAATGCTACTTATATCAAAGTGATTCGTGAAGCGGATATGCCTATCTATGAATTCTCTGCGAATGTGTACAATGGCCATAATGTTGCCAGTACATCCTTGACAGGGTTTGTCAATGAGGCTATTACAACAGACCCGTGGGGTCAATCCATTGTTGAAGTCAACACTGTTAAAGACCCTGCTGATACTTGGACAAATGTGGGAACGCCATTTGGGTTTGATGTAAGCACGACATCTTCGGATGTATCGGTTGGTTGGGGATATTATAATTCCGGCTCTGCCGAGGTTATTATTCCTGCAACAGTCACAAAGACAATAGCCCAAATTGGTACGAACCAGACATTAGGCTATAAGAACGATATCTATGTCTATCGTGACACGTCTGACGTTTGCTCTGATTTAATGTGCAAGACAGGCGCAACACCTGTTGGTACGTTTAAAGTGAGTACGGCTTTGACAACATCTGTGTACTTATCACCTGATAAAACAGTTGTTGTTGGAACAAATGCTGATAGTGGTTTTGCTGTGAGCTATGAAGCTGGACACGGAACTGAACCAAATTATACTGTTGTTGGTTCGCCCACCATTACGGATGGTGTTGCTAGTGGGTTTAGTTCAAGCAATTATGTTGAAACGACGACCGGCGATATTGGTCTTGGTACAGAGGCCGTTGTTAAATTCAAAACAGGCTCATCTTCATCGGGCAATCAAATTATTTCTGGTGGCGCAACAACGTTACGTTGGAATAGCAGTACTATTTCTTTCTGGAATAATAATTACAGTAGTTGGAGAACGGTGTTTTCAACCAGTAATAACACAACTTATTGGTTGAAAATAGTCAAGAATGGTTCTACATTTACTATGTATCGCAGTACAGATGGGGAAAACTATACACAGGTCTATTCTGAAGTTTCTAATCAGAATTCCGTTGGATTCTCCCGTTTTGGGTATAATTCAGGGAATGCTGCCTTTTCCGGTACTATTGACCTTAATGAATGCTATGTGAAAGATTCTGATGGGAACATTGTCTGGAAAGCTTATAGTGACCCAACAGATGGTTCAGTAACTGTTTCAGACGGTTACCACTACAACAATGAAACAGACGCCCCATTCTATTTGGATTCAGATTTAACTCGGTCTGCTACACAGATGGTCGTGCATTCGGAGGATTTCACAAATTCTTATGTTGAAGAACAGGCATATACAGTTGTCGGATCGCCAACCATAACGGATAGAGTTGCCAGTAATTTTACGACAAGCAATTATCTGAAGGGTGATAGAGCATTCCCGAGTTCAGGAGTATGTGAGCTTCTTATGAAGGTTTCTATAACGAGTTCATTTTCATCAAACAGTCCGTTTTTCTGCAGGACAGATATAGATAGAGGCGCGTTTATCAGAGCTTCTTCTTCTGACTTCGCTTTCTATGATGGTGGAAGCAAACTGACAGGCCTAACACCAGTAGTCGGCAAATCTTATTGGCTAAAATATACCATAAATTCTTCTACTCTTGATAGCTCTTTCTATGGGATACAGGATAATGGATATACTATTGACACACTTCCTGCACAGAGTTCTTGGACAGGACTAACTTGGACAAGTACAGAGAATACATTTGGTGGAAAAATGTTCAATATTGGTTATAACGCCGGAACTAACTTAGCATTTGCTTGTGGTTCTATAGATTTAGATAATTTCTATATAAAGCAAGGAGATGATATTGCGTGGGCCCCATATATGCAAGTACCGGTTAAACAAGGCACTCTGTTCTTGACAAAGCCGACAGCGACGACAACATCAACAGTTGTTTCTGCAAACAGTAGTCCTACGGCCACCTATGCAGGGTCTGTAGTCACTCCTGTATCGCTTGGAAAGACAGTTACAATGGACACTACGCTGACGAAAATTTTAAGTGTTGACAACGCATAAAAAAAGGAGTATAGTATATGCCATTGAAGAAAGGTAAGAGTAAAGAGGTAGTGGCCAAAAACATTAAAGAGCTTATAAATGCGGGCAAACCACAGAAGCAAGCGGTAGCCATTGCCTTGAAACAATCAAGGAAAAGTAAATGAGTGCTGTCGATAGATTTAGAGAGGATAAAAAAACCTTTTTTGTTTGTGCCTGTATCTGTGCTACAATATGGTTCCTAGCTGTATGTGGCCTGTTTGGGCTTTACATCTACCGTTCTTTTGATTCCGGTAATGTTATTGCCACGCAGACCCAAGAAGGTGATTATAATAAACAGAGGGTAGCCGGCAATGATGTATCAATCAATTAGTGTATCTTATCCAAAATCTCACGGTAATGGACCAAAACGTTTGTCTGATGTTGTCAAACGGCCATCCGGTCCAAACAAACGTGTAGTGTCTTTTAAACAAGTTGTAAAGAATTCTAAAGGTAATACGACTTATGCTAAAAGATGAGATTATACGTTTTTGGTTAGCACATAGATACTTGCCTAAAACAGCCAAGAGATTTCCTATATTCTTTATTCAGCTTATTGATGAGGTTGCTGATACTCAAAAAGAAGCGCAAGTGATGCGAGAGAGATATATGAAGCGTAAAAAGTTCGAGGCCATCGCCATTGATATGAACGTTGATGTTCGTTATATATTCAGACTACACCGTCAAGTGCTAGATAAGCTCGTAAGTATATAGTTCATAATTCATACCATAAAAATAAATCACACCCTTTGCTAGACTGATAATTAAGCAAGGGGCGTTTTGTACTGTTTGCCTCTTTGCAAAAACTCTGGCCTGTCTGTCGATGGTTGCTATCAACGCACTAAGACTGTTGGCGGACAGGTTAGAAAACAGAAAGGAAAATATATGTATAACTATAACCCGTATATGAGGCAAGGCGCATTTGATTTCTACAACCAACCTGTTCCTCAATCTCAAATTCAAACAATAAATCATAATATTCCAAAGCAAGCGCAATGTTACTTTGTATCTGATGAGAAGGATATGGAGAAGATTAAACCCAATTATAACACTGTTTATGTTGGTTTAAATAATGAAAAGAATGAAGTTTATCTGAGAGAGATGAACTCTAATGGCTTGATTGATTCCAACAAGTATGGCCTTGTGTCAGGTATGCAGGAGAAAGACGACTTTACAAAGATTATGGAACGTCTTGATTCTATGGAAAACAGATTTATGAAAGGGATGACAAATGCAAATCACGCCTCAAATGGTCCGATCTATGGGACAAATGTTGTTACAACAACGTCTTAATAACCATCCCATAATGCAACAATTTAATCAGATGATGGCTGGGAAAACGCTTGAACAACAGAAAGAAACGCTTTTGAACTATGCGGTATCAAGAGGGTTTGACAGAAATAATATATCCCAGCTCTTAAACTCTAGCGACAAGCTATGATACTCACCGAAAGGTTGAAGGTTTAACTTTAATTTAGGAGATAAAATATGGCTGAAAATGACGGTCTTTTTGGAATGGGCGGAGTCGGCTTGTTAGTGATTCTGTTCTTCTTGATGTCCGGTGGTTTTGGCGGTTGGGGTGGAAATGGCGGTGCTGCTACTTCTAATGAAGTGCAACGCGGTTTTGACAACCAAAACGCTATGGCAAACCAACGTGAAATATTGTCTGCTGTGACGGCAGGAACTGCCCAATCAGTTGCGGCAACGAACCAAGTGTTCCACGATTTAATTGGATATGTTGGGGATAAATATGCAGAATTGGATCGAGATGTCTTAGGCATTTCGGGTGCTATTCAGCAATCTATTGCTAACGAGAACCAATGCTGCTGCAATACTTTGCGGGCTATTGATGGTGTGAACTATGCAAATGCTATGAACACGGCATCAATCAATGCGACAACAACAGCACAAACACAGAAGATTCTTGATGCTTTGGCACAGAACAAAATTGACGATTTGCAAAGCAAAGTCAGTGCTTTGGAATTACAGAACGCTGTATCAGGCGTTGTTCGTTATCCGAGCTCTTGGGCTTATAATGCTGGACCTTCGCCATTCTGTGGTGGATGTGGTTGTATGTAATCTAACTGGGTGGGGGAAACTCCACCCTATTCTTGGAGGATATTATGAGTTGTAATTGTTGCCAATATTTACATAAAACAACTGGATTGACGGCCGCTGGTTTATTGACGGTCACTAATCCGAATAATGTAGGAAACTTTGATAATTTCTGTTTGTTATTGACGATTTGCCCGAACAGTGTAATCACAACTACGCCGGTAGAATATACTGTCACTGTCAATGGTACAGCTATTCCTATTGTTGACATTTGGGGTTATCCTGTAACGTCTGACAGATTACGGACACGCAAGGTTTATCGTGGTAAATATGTTGTCGTGGATGCAACACCGCACATCACATTGACGAATGTTCCTTGTGATGAGGCCAATATAGCCACTGCTGTTGCTGCTTCAACAACAAGTGATGGAGAATAAAGATGACAACAGACGAAAGAATGAAACTATATGATGATTTCCACTCCGGTGTTCGTATGATGATGGACAAGATTGGGCAGATTGCCAGAGAAAAATCATCTTGGACGATGGGTGAAATGGGCTGTGCTGCTGATATAATGAAAGACTTAGCAGAAACAGAGAAGTGTATTGCTAAGGCTCATTATTATTATACAGAACACAGTGAAGAAAAGTATTAAAATTTTCTTGACATAGGCGTTCTTATGAACCTATAATAGAAGGATAGGGGAAAGGAACGCCTAAATGGAAGAGATTTTGACAAGCATTTCAAACTGGGTTTTAACTGTTTTGACAGGTGCTGTTGTGTGGTTTTTCAAAGAACTCGGTAAGAAACAAAGTATTTCAGAGGCTCGTGATACAGAGGCCAGACTGAGGAAAGAGATTGACGAGCTTCGGGATCTGTATTCAAAGCAACAAGATTTCATCTTCTCAAATGTGGCTACAAAGGCGGATTTACAGAACCTGAAAGAATATATTAAAGACTTGCTCTCCGCAATGTCAAAAGAGAAAAAGAAAGAATGACGGAGAGTAGAATGGTAACCCGCGGCGTAAGAAACAACAATCCTCTGAATATACGCTACGGAAGTAATTGGGAAGGAATGGTAAAGAACTCGAAAGAGCTTGACCGTTCCTTTTGTGTATTTAAAGATGTCAGATATGGGATTCGTGCAGGAGCTAAGTTGTTCCTGAATTATAAACGCCTGTATGGTATTGATACAATTAGAGGGATTGTCAGCCGATTCTCTCCGCCTGAGGAGAATGACACGACAGCATATATCGAAGATGTATGCAAACGTATGGGCAGACAAAGAGAAGAAAGTTTAGACTTGTATAATGGTGAAACTATGCTATCATTATTGAAGGCGATTATACGTCACGAGAACGGGTACAATCCGTACTCGGATGAGGAAATCAAGGCAGGAATGTATCTTGCCGGTATAACTGTATAGGAGGTATTATTATGGAAAAGTTACAAACAGCGTTTGCTATTTTTGGGATTGTTGTTGGTGCGGCTTCGGCTATTATTGCTTTATTGCCGGCTGCTAAAGAGGGTTCTACTTATGCAAAGTTTGTTGCATTGGTTGACAAGCTCTCTATTTTCTATGCTAAGTATAAGAAATGAAACCTGAAATATTTGGTGTGGCCTGTGAATTCTTAGTAATGGCGGCGATGCTTGTCGCCGTTTGGTTCTTTGGCAAGAAAGAGGGTGTCAATAATGAAAAGACGAAAACCGCCGAAAGACGTGCTGATGCCGTTTCTCGTGGCCTGCGCGCTGGCTCTCGCGCTCGCGATGAATGGTTGCGCAAACATAAGTAGGGGCGAGCTGCCCTGCGAGATTTTAGTCTGCACGGATTACAGCTCGGCTGACGACGCCTACCTTAATGGCGTTATGAACGAACTCTGCGGGTTTGACTGCGAAGAATGAGAAAGAAGATTGCACAATGGAAAAAGAAAATTCCGAAGGGCATCTACCCTAAGTGCATATTATGCGGCGAACCAATAACGGACGTAAAGGACCTGTCACAGGAGCATTTAAGACCTCTCAGTAGGCAGGGTTCAAACGAAGATTGGAATTTGTATTGCTCGCACAAAAAATGCAATTTTGAAAAAGGAAATATGACGCTTCGAGAGTGGGTTGAATATCTAAAAAACAAAGAAAAACAAAAAGAATAGTTTTCATTTTGATTTAAATTTGATATAATACACTTGTGGCTAGGGAATCTAGACCCGAATCGTATGCAACTCACATACCCGCCACATTTTTATTTAATGAGTATTTTGTAGGAGTATAAAATGACAGAAGAAATTTGGAAAGATGTTGCTGGTTATGAAGGTCTTTATCAAGTAAGCAATCTAGGAAATGTCAAAAGTATAACTAGAATGTTAAAAACAAAAAGGAATAGATGGGGACAAGTGGATGCAAAAAGGACAATAAAAGGCAGATTTTTGCCCGTTTTTGATAATGGACACGGTTATAAATCAGTTAATTTTTCTTTGGGGAACAATAAAACAAAAAAATATTATATTCATAGACTTGTTGCAACCGCATTTATACAGAACCCATATAATATGCCAGAAGTTAATCATAAAGATTTAAATAAAAAGAACAATAATGTTGACAATCTTGAATGGTGTTCTCGAAAAGAAAACATAAATCACGCAATAAGAAATGGTGTCGATTGGTCTAGGGGAAAGAAAATTATGTGCGTTGAAACTGGTAAAGTTTACAGAAACTCTATTGTGGCAGGGAAAGAAACGGGCATATTATCTGCTGGGATAAGAATGAATCTGTGTGGGAAACACAAATACGCAGGAGGTTATCATTGGATTCACGTTTAATTTGCAATCAACGCAAAGGGAATATGACCTACATTGAATGGCTCATCTATCTTGCAAGAAAGAGTAGAGAAAGATAAAGAGGGTTTTTAAGCCCTCTTTACTTGTGAAGTAGATAAACATTAAACTAAAAGGAGTTATGAAAAAATCTCGTCTTTCAATAACAAATATAGATTAGCAACAATAAAATATATTGTCAAGAGGAAAATATGATAAAAATAATTTATTCTTTATTCGAAGGTGTTTGGCGGTCTTGCTTTGGGAATGATGGATGGGATTTACCGATATTAAAATATCGGTTTGTTCAGCATATAATAGGCTTTGCGGTGACGGTATGTTTCCTTTTGAGTATGGGGTACAACTGGGTACAGACTTGTTTGTTTGGTATTGCCTTGCAGGGCTCGATGTGGTCCAGAAGCCACGGTGACTATTTTAGTATATTCTCAACAGCACCAGATGAAGGGCGTATTAAATGGATTGATTGGGTGTTAAAGAAGATTTATGGAGAGGGTGGTTATTATAACTTCAAAGGCAATTTTACAGGAATGTTACTCAGATATACAGCACCGGCTATATTGCTTTCCATTATCATTCTTGATCCATATTTGTGGTTATGCGGTCCTGTAGTTCCTGTTGTCTATACAGTGTGTTGGTGGTTGTATGATAGGGGAGTATATAAGGTCCCCGCTTATCACGTTGCAGAGGCGATAATGGGATTTGAGGTTGGCTTATTCATTGCCTTTACTTGTTAAATGAAAACCCACGCACTTGCAAAAATACGTGGGTGAACAGGAATCATAGAGTAACAGATAAAGAAAATGTTGTTCCAAGTATTATGATACATCTGTTCTTGATGATGTCAACGCCTTTGTTCTTTTCAAGCAATAACTCGGCTTGTTGCCTCAAAGACCGAAAACATACATCAAGAGTCTTTCTTTCGCAATACATCGTCTAGTTTTCCTAAAAATCTTCTATCCTTATAGATTCTTGGTGGATTGAAGTCATAATTTATATCGAACCATTCACCATCAATAAACATAGGAACAATTCCTTTCGGTCTTTGGTTCAACATATCAAGAGCTTTGTTTATTTCTTCTTCTGTCATTCTTTATCCTTTGTAAATATACATCTATCCGCCCAAAAGAAAATAGCACCGCCTATAAGGTTAGCAATAATTGTTGCCTTTCCTATGCCATAGTCTGCCAAGAGAAACATACAGACATAGAGGACAGGGCTAGAGGCTTGCCAGCGTAGAAGATAGAGCAGAAAGCGTATCATCATTCCTCTCTTTCAAGCCCAAAGTTTCGGTCGATCCAGTCAAATAGCTCTTTGTTGGATTGCTTGATTTTCCATTTCAAGAGCTTTACATTCTCTTTCAGCTTTTCAGCTTCCCTTAATTCTTGCAATTCTTTGTTCGTTATAACGACAACCTGTTTCTTTTGTTCACACATTATCTTTCTCCAATGCCTGTTATATTCTCAAAAACATATAAACCATCTTCCGGTTCGACCATATTTCTTAGGACCTGCCTTTTTGTTATCCCTTCAAAATGATATTGTTGCAGGTTGACACCTTTAAACTTTTGTAATTCTTCTATGTTGGCGTGATGAGCCCTATAATTACTTTCTTTATGTGTTAAAATTGTCTTATTACTCCAATAAAGATGACCGCCTATTTCAAACTGTGGTGGTATAAATAATTTATAATAGGGTCTTATATTCTCTATCACATAATTACATTTATTAAAATGCTTCATAAATATAATCTCTTGCCATAGTGTCATATCTGGATATATGGCTTCATTTTGCCCCTTCCAAGTACACATAGCTCTTGTCCTGCTGTGACTCTGACAAGGTGGGGAACTCCATATAAAGTCAAACTCGTCATAATGTTCTATCAAGTATTGATGAGCATCAGTAACTATAACTGTATCGTTTGGGAACAGTTTGCTATAACAGGAAGCAACAGACGTATTTAATTCAACCGCCGTTATATCGTGGTTGTTTCCCCAAAGCATCCTATTTCCACCTATACCGGCATAAAGGTTCAATATCCTCATCTTTCTCTGTCCTTTCTAAACCAACGAGCAAAGAACACACCACAGTTCCTGCACCATTTGAAAACCGCCATAAACTTCGGCTGTTTGTTCAGCACCACATCAGGCAGGTTGTCCACCCTTTCTGTTGTTTCAAGCTTGTTCCCACATTTAGGGCATTTGTCAGTCATCGTATTGCTTCGAATATGGCTCTTGCAAGTTTATACTCTCTTTCAATGTCTTTATATTTTTGGTGTAATCTTTTAGCTTTGTCTAATCTTGCTTTGACTTTACAGACTTCAATATAAGCCTCATAGACAGTCGGTCTAAACCATTTCCAAAATAAAAGTTTCATCTTTACCCCCTTGTTATCAAGTTAAACCCTAGAACGGCAAGTCGTCTTTCTTTTCGGCCGGTCGTTCCTGCTTTTCCTTCAAATTACCGGACAAGTATATATTACCATTCTTGTCTTTATTGTTGAAGATATTTATCCAGTATTCTTTGCCATTCAGTCTGGCTGTCCCGCTAAAGAATTCTGTGCCATTCTTGCTTTGCTTTTTAAAAGCCACCAAGTCGCCTTCTTTTCTTTCCATCATATATTGCCTCCACATTCAGCGATGATACCCATCAAGCAATCGATGATATGATCCCGAATAAACTCTGATCTGTTGTCTGTTTTAGCAAACCTCAAAGCTTCTTCGATAAATCGTTGCTTTGTTATATTATACCGTTCACATAAACGGTTGACAACTTCATTCTGCATTTCGGTTAAAGATATAGATGATCTTTTACCGTCTATTGTTTTATATGCTACACGTTTCATATTACACTCCTATTTTATCTTTATCCATTAAAGCCTTTGCTAACGCTTCGGCTGTTTCTTTACATTCTTTAAAGGATTCTAAATCCCTCATCAAGTCCTTAATTTTTCTGTCTTCTTCTAAAGTAAAATCACGATTTAATCCTTTAATCCATTCTACTGCTTTTGAGCCTGATTCGTTGAGTTTGTTTATAGAAAAAATATTCAATTTTCTTGTCTCTGCAGCCTTTTCTGCCGGTGTTTGTTGTGGCTCTTCAGGCAAATCCTCACCTGCATAGATGTACAAACCTAATCCGTGACGAGCAACTGCCTTTGTTAAAGACCGTTGAATGGCCTTATTCACATCAAAGCTTGTGATGTTTGCAACAGGGATTGACTTGTTTTTAAAGTCCATTACCGGCAAATACTCGATATGTTCGATACCATTGACGGTGACACCGGTCTTCACCCAAGCTGTGTTCCCATCTGTATGGTAGAACAAACCGTCTTTGTTTTCATAGATGGTGTATGTTGCATCGGGGTGTCTTTTCTTTAATTCACCCCAAGCAAAGCTCCAACTCAAATATGACAGGCCGTTCTTTTCCTCAACCTTATCATTTACATTTATTTTGTTTAATTCTGTAAAATAGTTTTCCATAATAACTCCTTTAATATTCAAAATACATTGTTTTAACACGTTCTGCACAATAATTGGCTAATGCTTTCTTATCGGCAATCATATACAAGTCTTTGTCTTGTTCCATAAGGAACGGATAAACAAAGTCTTCAAACATAACAACAGGATTGATACGCCAATCATCCTTCCAAGCCTCACTCATATTGAGGACATCACTTTGTCTGACATCCTTGTAATGATTATAGCCTTCAACGATACAATCAAACAATAAAGCGTTTGTTTGTGATTCGTTCATACGTTGACGATTGATACCCTTTTGATATTCCTCAAAGTCTTTTTTTTGTTCCTCTGTTCTGCAAAGGCGACTATAAGAGCTGTTAAACCCATCCCATAATAGTCTGTCAATGAACATCTGCCAAGCTTTCGGCAACAAACAGCTGTCGTGAAGCTCACCAATATAATCATCTATGGCCTGCGCACTCGGGTCATCAAAGACTTCGCGTTCTTTTTCATCTTGAATTCTCTGATCCATAAACTCAAAGAACGACTCCCTTAAATATTTTAATGTTTTCAAATCTTCCTTCATCTTAAACTCCTTTTCAAGTAGATATGATTTACGAACTCAAACCTAATATAGCATAATAAAATACGCTTGTCAATACCTTTTTATACTTTTTTTAATTTAATTCTGTAATTTTTACTTCAATTCGGGGTTTATCGGCATAAAGCTTTTCAAAATGCAACACTGCCACCTGTGCATCATCGTGCCAAAATGCAAGTCTGGTTAGACAATCATTAAACATCTTGCATAGATTGTCACAATCGCTTTTTGTTTGACACCACAGCTCGCCTTTTGCTCGATTCTTTTTCGTTTCACTCTTTCTCCAAGAATAAACCCATCTTATTTTCAATTCTAAAGGCCCTTCTAGAGGCAACTTTGGTGTGTGGGGCATCAGCATAGTCAGAAGCTCTTCTTTCGTTTGTATGGCTTTAGAATTTGATTTCTTGCCGATGAAGTATTTTCCGGTCTTTTTGCTTTTCAGGATCATACTGCTTCCTTGTGCTGTATGTTTTGGTGGTTCACAATGTAGTACAAAATCAATCATAGTTACTCCTTGTATGCTATCCAGTCTGTTGCGAGCAGGCTTTTAGTTGTTATATTACCGAGAATGTTTTTTTTATGTTCGCTCAACGGGTGTGTTTGTTGGGATACAAGTTTTCCGTCTTCGAGATAGATACAAACGGCGTTTAATCTGTTTCGTATGCTTTTCCTTTGGACTTTGTATCCTTTTTTTATGGCTACAAGTGCATTTTGGAACTCCATATTACCCTCTACTTTCAAGTTCTTGTCTTAAAACCTTATTCTCGTATGATAAATCCTCACGTCTGTCTTTTTCGAATTCTAATTCTTTGGTGAGTTCACCGATTCGTCTTGCTGCAAGTTCAAGTTCTTCGGCCAAAGCCTGACATTTGTTCAGGGCCTCTAAAAGAACGTCTGTTTTTCGGATTGTTTTGAATGGTTCTTTAGGTTCTTCAAAGTTTCCGTAATTATTTTCTTGCATAATTAGATCCTTTTGAATGCATTTGCGAGCATAAGTTTTGTTTTTTCTGCTATTTCTGGGTTAGCCTGTTGTTCTATTGCCGGATAATC